ACAATAATTTTACGCTTTGGATTAGCTTTTTTATATGCTGAAACTACAGCTGTAGCTGCAACATTTTTACCTATACCCCCTTCAATATGAAAAATAGCACTAGCCATGTTAATATATACAATGTATATATTAAAAATCTACGTTGGCATTGGGCAAGCTGATATTTTTAGATCAGTACCATCGCGCCACACAACGCCACCTACACCAGGCTCAGCTGTAGGTATACCACTTAATTGAAGATACGCAGCATGTAACATATTTGCTGATACTGATGTGAGGTGTGTTCCAAGCGTTGATGAATGGTGATGATCAGTCTTTATACAATTATCATGACCAGCTCCGACAAATCCATATTGTGAATGTACTGTATTACATTTACCACCGGTAATTGTAGAATAGGCTTGGTCAACCATATTTAAACAACCACCAACTATAACGCCGAATGTACCGGTACAGACTCTGTT